CCTATGAAACGCCGATCCGATAAGAACAGCACCACTGCTGCCGTCGCTGGCTTCCAGGGTGCCATTGAACCGATCCCGCTGCCGGAGGGCGTCACGCTTCGCAGCGACGAGGAACACGTCATCTGGGACCAGTTCACGCGCGCCCGCGCGAGGGAAGACTGGCGGGACATGGACTTGCTCTTGCTGGCGAAGGTGGTGCGCATGGAGGCAGACATCCGAAAGCATCAGGAGATGCTGGATCGCACCGGCGTGCTGAAGGAAAACAAGCGCGGCACCGTCATTCCCAATCCGTTGCTTTCGGTGGTTGATACTCTGGAACGGCGGCAGCTTGCGGTGATCCGGTCCATGAGCCTGAACCAGACTCCCAGCGATCCGCGCACGATCAATGGCGCGGCCAAGAATGCGAATAAGGCTTTCGATGCCTTGAGCGGATTTAGCGCTGATGGATTGATTGCACTACCGGTGGTGAACTGATGACTGAACAATCCTTTGAGTTCTATGAGCACGCCTTCGTCCACGTTGACGAACTGATCCCCTACGCCATGAACTCCCGCACGCACTCGGATGCGCAGGTGGCGCAGATTGCAGCCAGCATCCGTGAGTTTGGTTTTACGAACCCGGTGCTGATCGACGAGGCCAACAATCTGATTGCCGGCCATGGCCGCGTCCTGGCCGCACGCAAACTAAAAATGGATGTGGTTCCTGCTATCATTGTGACTGGCCTCGATGAGAACCGGCGGCGGGCGCTGGTCATCGCGGACAACCAGCTAGCCTTGAATGCCGAGTGGGACCAGGAAAAGCTGATCGCCGAACTTCAATCCATGTCGGTGGATATGCAAAAGCTGACGGGTATCAGCGATGAAGAATTGCTGGCCATGATGAAGCCAGCAGAGATTGAAGGCTTAACCGACGAGGACGCGGCGCCGGAGCCGCCAGAGAAGCCGGTCACGGTCCTGGGTGACGTCTGGCTGCTGGGCCGGCATCGGCTCATGTGCGGGGATGCCACCAGCATCGAGCAAATGGAACAACTATGCGAAGGCCGGGCTGTCGATATGTGGCTGACCGATCCGCCCTACAACGTGGGCTACCAGGGCGGCACCAAGGACAAACTGACCATCCAAAACGACAACATGTCGGACGGCGATTTCCGGCAGTTCCTGCGGGATGCCTATTCCGCCGCCGATGCGGTGCTGCGGCCTGGTGGCGTGTTCTATGTCTGGCACGCAGACAGCGAAGGTTTCAACTTCCGGGGCGCGGCCGCCGACATCGGCTGGACGGTTCGCCAGTGCTTGGTCTGGAAAAAATCCAGCCTCGTCCTGGGCCGCCAGGACTACCAGTGGATCCACGAGCCATGCCTTTACGGATGGAAGGACGGCGCTGCCCACCATTGGGCCTCGGATCGCAGCCAGACGACGGTCCTTGAGTTCGCCAGGCCCAGCCGCAATGGCGAGCATCCGACCATGAAGCCGGTCGAATTGTTCGCCTACCAGATGCAGAACAATACCAAGCCCAACGATCTGGTTCTCGACAGCTTTGCCGGATCGGGCACGACGGCGATCGCCTGCGAGAAACATGGCCGCAACGCTCGCCTCATGGAACTCGACCCGCGCTACTGCGACGTGATCATCAAGCGCTGGCAGGACTTCACCGGCGAGACCGCCATCCTGGAGGGCGACGGGCGGATATACGATCAACTTAAGCAAGAGCGCGAGGCGGCGTGACCCGTAGCGCACGCATCATCGCATTTATTGAACAGCTATGCCCGATCCCGGAAGGGGCGGACGTAGGTAAGCCGTTCAAGCTGCTGCCGTTCCAAAAACGGTTCATCAGAGACGTCTATGACAATCCGGCGGGCACAAGCCGCGCCTATCTGAGCGTTGCCAGAAAGAATGGCAAGTCTGCATTGATCGCGGCGATCTTGCTGGCTCATATTGCCGGGCCAGAGGCGCGTATAAATTCGCAGATCATCAGCGGGGCAAGAAGCCGTGACCAGGCGGCGTTGGTGTTCAAGCTAGCAGAAAAGATGGTTCGGCTTTCGCCGATATTGAGCAGTTTAATTAAAATTGTGCCGTCTCAAAAAATGCTGATAGGGCTGGCGCGGAATGTCGAATATAAGGCCATCTCCGCAGAGGCGGGCACCGCGCACGGGCTCTCTCCCGTGCTGGCGATCTTGGACGAGGTTGGGCAGGTTCGCGGGCCAGCGGATGCCTTTGTGGAGGCAATTGAGACGGCGCAAGGCGCGCATGCTGACCCGCTCCTGATTGCCATTAGCACGCAAGCCGCAACCGATGGCGATCTGTTTTCCGTCTGGCTAGATGACGCGCAAACGGCAAACGACAAACGGATCGTCTGCCATCTCTACACTGCGCCGCAGGATTGCGAACTGTCAGACCGCAAGGCATGGCGCGCGGCAAATCCGGCGCTCGGCAAATTCCGATCAATGCAGGACATGGAGGACTTCGCCAAGCAAGCCGCGCGGCTGCCGTCGAAAGAAAACAGCTTCCGTTGGCTCTACCTGAACCAGCGGATTGAAGCGGAAAGCCCATTCCTAAGCCGGGGCGAATGGCAGGCGAACAATGAGGCGCCGGCAATTGATGACGGTGATGTCTGCTTTGGCGGTCTCGACCTGTCAGCAAGCCGCGACCTGACGGCCTTCGTCCTGGCGTTTCCGAAAGGCGACACGTTCCACATCGTGCCGCAGTTCTTCCTCCCCGCCGATGGTTTGCGCGAGAAATCACGAGCGGAGCGCGTGCCCTATGATATTTGGGCTGATCAAGGATTCCTGACTACCATTCCTGGGCCGGTAATCGTTCCCGCCGTGGTAGCGCAAGCCGTTGCAGAAGCGGCGGAGCGCTATGATCTGCGCATGCTGGCCTATGACCGCTGGCGGATTAATGACTTTAAGCGGGAACTCGACATCATCGGCATCGACGTGCCCATGAAGCCATTCGGGCAGGGCTTCAAAGATATGGCACCCGCCGTCGATACGGTGGAGCGGCTGGTAGCAGAGCGCAAACTCTGTCACGGAGACAACCCAATCCTGAACATGTGCGCAGCGGGCGCGGTGGTGCAGCGCGATCCCGCGGGCAATCGGAAGCTGAACAAGGCGAAGTCTTTCGCCAAAATTGACGGGATTGTGGCGCTTGCCATGGCCCTAGGTTGCACTGGCGAGGAAATTGTGCAATATAGTTCCCCGTGGGATGATCCCGGCTATAGGATGGCTGTCTAGTTGGGCGTTTTTGACTTCCTCCGCCGCGAGCAACGGGGCTCCATCGAAAACCCGAACGTGCCGATATCGTCGAGCGATTTTGTGCGCGTTATGGGCTGGGGCGATTTGTTGTCATCGGCTGGCGTGACTGTGAACGTCAACACGGCGCTCGGCGTGCCTGCCGTATGGGCCGCCGTCAATTTCTTGGCTGCTACGATTGCCGGACTGCCGCTCAAAGTCTACCGGCGCGATGCTGACGGGCAGTCCGAGGTCGTGGCCAGCGCAGCCAATCAACTGCCGCTGATTTTGGGCGAGGCCGTCAACCCGGCTATGTCGTCATTCGAATGGCGAAAATACACATTCGATCAGGTGTTCACTGGCGGGCGCGGGATAACCTACATTGAGAGGAACAATTCGGGCGCGGTCGTGAACCTGTACGCGCTAGATCCGACGTTGCTTACCGTCCGCATGTTCGAGGGGCGGAAATTCTACGATGTGCGCATCGGCTCGCAACTCACGAAAACCTACGCGGCCACGGATATCATCGACATTCCGTTCATGCTGGAGCATGATTTTGTCGATCATCGCGGGCCTATCGCTACAAACCGCGATGCAATTGGAATGGCTATCGCTGCAAGCCGCTATGGTTCGAAGGCGTTTCAAGCGGGCGGCGTGCCGCCTGCGGTGATGACAGGGCCGTTTCAGTCTGGCGCTGCGGCGGCGCGAGCGTCTGAGGACGTGGCGAGCACGATGGCGAAGCTGGCGCGCGACGGGCGGCCCGTGATGGCGCTGCCGCTAGGCCATGAACTCAAAGCCATCGGCTTCGCCCCGGAACAGATGCAGTTGCTGGAATTGCAGCGGTTCTCGATTGAGCAAATTGCGCGCATCTACAACCTGCCGCCAATTTTTCTGCAAGACCTGACGCACGGCACATTCTCTAACACGGAACAGCAGGATCTGCACTTTGTCAAACACACGGTGAAGCGCTGGGTGGAGCAGACGGAAGCGGAATTGAACCTGAAATTGTTCGGGCGCGGTTCGCCGTTCTTCTGCGAATTCAACTTAGACGGCTTGATGCGCGGCGACTTGAAAACCCGCATGGAAGCGCACGCGACCGCTATTCAGAACGGCATTCGCACGCCGAACGAGGTTCGGAAAATTGAGAGCCTGCCGCCGCTGCCGGGTGGCGATGATCTCATGATCCAGGGCGCAACGGTGCCGCTCGCAACGCAGGGAGGCGCTGGCGATGCCGGTTCCGAATGACGCGATGCGCCGGGAGGCCGAACGCGGCCTGGAATGGCGGCGCGAGTTTGGCCGAGGCGGAACTGCGGTAGGGATTGCGCGCGCCCGCGACATTTCGAATGGCCGCGATCTGCCGATTGCTACTGTGCGCCGCATGAAGGCCTACTTCGATCGGCACGAGGTCGATAAAGAGGCCGAGGGATTCCGGCCTGGCGAGGATGGCTACCCTAGCAATGGGCGCATCGCGTGGGCGTTGTGGGGCGGCGATCCGGGCTATTCATGGGCGCGGCGCATCGTTGCCGCTGAAAATGACGACGACAGGGCCGAAGTGGCGGAGGCAGAAATGCGCGAAATCAGGACGCTATCGGAGCCGGTAGAAATCCGCGCGGATGACGATGGCGAGGTGCGGGTTGCCGGTTACGCTGCCGTGTTCAACGAGGAAACGAGCATCGGCGGCGCGTTTATCGAGCGGATCGCGCCGGGCGCGTTTGCTGCCGCTATTGAGCGCGGCGATGATGTGGTGTTTCTGGTGAACCATGCAGGGCTGCCACTGGCTCGCACGCGATCTGGCACGCTATCGCTTTCCGAAGATGATCGCGGGCTCTATATGGAGGCGGGGCTAGATGGCTCCGATCCTGACGTACGGGCGCTGGTTCCGAAAATGAAGCGCGGCGATTTAGACAAAATGTCTTTTGCCTTCGTTCCGATGCGCCAAACGTGGGACGATAGCGGAGACATTCCGAAACGCACGATTGAAGACGTGGCGCTGCACGATGTCAGCATCGTTACAACGCCAGCCTATGACGGCACAGAGATTGGATTGCGCAGTTTGGAGGCGTTCCGGGCGGAACGGCGGGCGCAATCTCAGGCAATTCGGCGGCTCCGCATGAAGCGCGAACTGCTGA